TCAAGATGTTGTGCCCGTTGAAAGACAGTACGACTATAACCTTGTCCTTATCCCAACGTTCCAGAATCTCCATCGGGGCTTTCATCGGGTCCGCAGATGTCTTGTAACTTCTAGGTACAGCGTGCTGAAGATAGCCCAGCATGCCTTCCGGGATTGTCAAGCTGATGTTATCAGCGCCAGAAGTTATGCCCTGTAGAAATATGTACTTCAGGACATCTTCGTCGGGTATGACGTACCCTTCAATGCCGCGAAGGGAGTCTAGGTCCGAATAAGTTGCATAATCACGATAAACCACCCAACCGGCACGTTGGATATCGCCGTAGCGACAGCCCGGGTCAACCAAGACAGTTCGTATGTCACAATATTTAATCCAGGGACGAGAAATCAAAAGATCATTGTACTCAATTATAAGTTCGTCCGAATCCGGTGTATCGACAAGTTCTGGCGGACCGCCCAAACTATTTGGAACCGCTGTTTTTTCAGCCTTACGCTTGTATCTCTTTGTCTTGACTTCGTGCTCAAGATACCCCCACTTCATAATACAGGTACCTAAAAGCGCCATCTGGTCAAGTGCTCGCTCAGCCTCTTCCTCGAACTTCATATCCCAGAGTTGCGAACTGAACAAAGCGGTCTTGGCTCTGATAATTTCTTGTGCGGTTCCGGGACGGGGACGGAGCAGGAACGGAGGGTCCTCATAAAAAATTCCGCCCATCAACTTCGGCACAATAGATGAAATGTGGTTGCTGACTAGAAACTTTGGAACGTTAGCCTGGGCTATGTTGCTACCTTCAAATGCTGTCGCGGCTGCCGGGCTCTGATAAAGGGTATCGGCTAGTGTCCAACCAGAAGCCCATTGATTTATGTTGATGTAATTATCGGCCATTGAGCAATCATCAAGAACTAACTTAAGCGCAGCGGTGTCCGCAAAAGACATCGTATTAGTTTCTTTGTCTAGATGGACATTATCTTCGGTTATTTGGCTGTCGGGCAGCAAATATAAATCGGCGGCTTGTACTGAAAGGTCTTCACTCATTGTTATCCTGATCTACTTTCTCGTAGGCCACTTAGGGGTCCACAAACCCGCGTTCGGGTCTTCTATATTATTTGTAGGACCAAAATTTGGTGCGTCGGGTGGTCGGCCGAACATCCGATCATAGTTTGCTTTCTGTCGCGCCTTTCTTTTCTCTTCCTCCAGATATATTTTAGCGTCTTCCGCGTCTCTGGGGTTCATGGAAGATATGGGGAAAAAAGCTATATGAAAATAGCTCATCGCGTCAGGGATATCGTCTTTTCGGCCCATATTCTTGATAGCACCTGTGAACTTCTCAAGTTGAGAGAAGGTCTGATCTATCCAGGCACCCATAACAAACCATAGCCGCTCATCCTTTAACAGGATTTCCAGCCCTTTGATTCTGTTACGTTTTGCGTGTTTAAGAAGTGACGGTGGTTTCCAAAAGATGTCCAGTGTGACGCCGAACACCGGGGCTAATCTATGAAGTTCATTCTTTAGCCACTCGGAGCCGGTTGAGTTTTCAATCAACGTCTTCTTTGGATTCCACTTTTTGTTCAGCCCAATTATCTGTAATGCCAACTCGTGGGATGTCCACTTGTCGCAAATTACTTCCAAGATAACCAGGGCGTACTGGCCGTTTTCTTTCTGATAAATTCTACCTACTACTCCGGCAGAATAATCGGATCGCTTATTAGCGGTCAATGCCCAATCCCAGCAAATATAAATTTCGCCGGTCTTTGGGGCAGCTTCACTTTGATATAAGTGGCGTCGAAGCGTGTCCTCGTCAAAAGACACCTTAAAATCGTCACCATCTTTATCTTCGCCCGCGGGCTCATTCAACTGCTGGCAACGAAACTCTCGTTCGTTATTTAAAAGTTTGCTGCGAAGAATCTTGAAAGTTCTCTTACTCGGAAAGGTCAATATAACCATATCCTCTGTAAGTTCTTTCAGGGGAACTTCTGCATATTCGGGTTTAACTACCCAGCAAGCGCGGCAAAAATACTTGATCGCGGCTTCTTCCGGGTTCTCTCGATACGCCTGGAGTCTCGTACCATACCAATCTTTAGGAAAGTATCTCGTTCCGATGTTATCTGTAAAACCCCAGTCATCGGTAATGTTGGTGGTTCCATCAAACTTCTCTTTTAATGCTAGGCGGACGTCCTCGCTGTTTGAATTTGAGTCGGTAACAACGTCGTCGCCCTTCGTTATGTCAGAGTGACCGCCTGATAAGCTGGAGTCAATCGAGTTTACCCATAGAGTCGGGTTTGCTTGCGAATGCTTTCTGGCGTCCAGAACGAGGGGCTCTTTTGACGTGCCGTCGACACCTCTGACAATGTATTCTGGAAATAAGAGATGAAGGTCTGTGAAATCGGCCCCTTTGGCCCAATAAAGATAGCCTTTTATCTCTTTTAAAAAGTTTATACCGAGTTTATATACCCCGGTGACAAGAAAAATTCGGATATCGGGAACGTTCAGCATCCACTGAATTGCATCAATCCCGTCAATCGTGGACTTATAAAATCCTCTAGAATCCAACAACATCATGTGTTTTGTTGGATTTCCGTACTGATCAAATCGCTCTTGGCGATCTATCGCGTTATGAACATCGCCGATAGTATAGCCTGCCGGGAAAGCGCCATCAAAGTTCTTTTGGACAAACTGATCGCACACAATCTGATGGACGTCTGATTCTAAATCCTTTCTCAGAACGTTCTTACCAAGCCAAAATAAATCCTTCCTAGCCTGGTCTCGGAGATTTAACCATTCATCAAAAGAGCGCTCCATGCCTAAGATTTCAGAAACGGACGGATTGGGGCGCTTTACCTTCTTTTTATCATCATCGTCTTCGGCTTTATGATCCCGGCCGGAATATATCTTTCCTAAATCTACGTATGATAATACTTCAGATAAATGTCTTACACCGTCGGCTAACTTGTCTCGCGAGGCTAGAGAATCAAGAAATTCGTTGACTTCCTTTTCCCTTGCTCGGGCTCTGGCGTTGGCTGCGTCTTTTGCTGGTCCTTTTAGGGGCATTGTGAAACTCCAAAACTACTATTGTCTTGCTTTCTTTTCCATTTCTATTCGTGCCTTAATTCCCTTTCCGGCATCCGAGGCTTCATCAGATATGCCATATGTCTTAGGTGGTTCGGGGCTTTTAACAAGAGAGTATGGGGCCTGGGAATATTCATGCTTACCGGGTATTGTGCTGTCAAAATCTTGGGCGTGTTTCAAAACCCCTTTCGCGGTAGCCAACATCTCGTTTACGGATTTTCCTGCCGCCATATTATCCTGCCTTAGAGACTAAAGTTATGTCAACGCTATAGCCTTCTTCTGCCGTGGTATACAATCTGTATTCGCCGGGTGCTGTGACGTCTATATAAACTGGGACATCAAAATAATACTTAGGAGACAATCCTGCCCCGAGGGTATCGACCTTAAATACATACCCGCCCTGTGTGAACTGGAAGTTCCCGGGTTGGGTAACTAGTTTAAATGCGTGTGCTTTTCCGAACTGGGCTGCAAATTCAGCAACCGGAATTTCGGTTAAAGCTGGTTTGGGAGAAAAGTCTTGAATCGGGTCAGACAACAACTTCCAAACACGAGATACCGGGATAGCTATCCCTAAAGAGTATCCGGTCACGCCGCCGACAGCCACGCCTACTAAAGATCGCTGCTTGGGGTCGAACAGACCGCTTCCACTAGAGCCTGGGGCTACCATACCATCGATAGGCATAGAGTGTGCCCAGACTGGAAAACTGGATATCAAGTCGACTGGGAGGTGCGCGAATACAGGCGCTACCGATTTAATTTCAATAGGCATCTTTCCGAAGTCTAGAGCGTACGTATAATTTGTCAGAAGACTGCCCGGACGAGTCAGATTCTCATCTCCAAGGCGAACGGTGGGAAGACCCTTGCCATTAATAACTTCAAGAATGGCTATATCGTCTGTACTAGATATCTTATAGGGTACGGCAACGTAGAATGGGCCCTTCTCGTTATCAGAGAAAGATACCTCTTCCGAACCCAGAAAACCTGCCGGTGTTCCTTGTTCCGGGTTGGCATCCTCGTACACACAATGCCTGGCGGTCAAGAATAGATCATCGCCGTTCTCTGTATGCCCTATCGAGGTTCCAGAGCAGATGAATCTGCGCTTGCCTTCCTTTGTCAGGAAGATTGCTCCGGCCGCGGAACGTGACCTGACAGCAAACTCTTTCTGCTTATAAACTCTTGAGCCCGCTGCACCGAGGTGAGCCAAGGCTAATGCCGCAACCAATGCCAATACTAGAGTACGCTTCATAGTGTTACCGTCCTGATGAGGACTTTACGAGGCAATTATCATCAGGGTTGCACCGCCCGGTTAACCGGTCCCTCGTTCGGTGTTGAATACTTACTTCCCGATATTGGTAAGACGATTTGCTGCGTAGTGAGCCGTACTGAATGCTGTTGCCCCGCCCAGAGTTGCGACGTCTGGTAGAGCATGCGTATGAAGTACGATATGCGTAATCCACACGATAGAAGCTAGCGAACAGAGACCGCTCAAAAGTCTGGAGGAACTGGGTTGATCGCCGTCACTGAAAGCAGATTTAATGAAGGCGAGCATTAGTGTTTCCAGGACTTCATTGTCTTTGCGAAGGTAGCCATCTTGCGGACATGCTCATTGTCAGAGTTGGCTGCCGATTCCAACTTAGCGGCTGGAATCTTTTGTCCGGAAGGGACGCCTAGAGCGCGATGAAGACCGCCCTTGCGCAGATGGTGAAGAGCGCGGTAAAGCGAGACGTTGTGCTTCTTTGCCATATTAGACTCCTGGAGTAGCCAAAGGCGCTGCTGGGGCGGCTGCCACTGGTGCTGCAGGACCAGCCTGGGCTTCTGCTTCGCCAGGGTTCGGCATAGACGTGTGGTCCATCATGTGATCCATCAAGCCATCATGATCTGCAACTCCGGACTTGACATCCTTGTGTGTGCCGTCTTCATGAACGTGGTGGACAGTGTGCGAACCGTCCGCATGATGCTCGACATGAGTGTGGGTGTAGCCATGGCCTGCGTGCTTTTTCTTGTCTGCCATAAAAACTCCTATTTAAAAACTATTCGCCGTCAGGCATGGCTGTCGGGTTGGCGTTGCCCATCTCGGAACGTACGTTGTACATACGTGCCTTAGTTCGGACAGACGGGTTTTCTGAAAGCTTTCCGCCGTGTCCAGTCTTCTGATTTGATACGGTGCCTTCGCCCATTGTTCCTGCGTTGCCCGCGATTGCGCGGTTATGCTGAGCGTGGCCCAATTTTTGAACGGAATGATTGTGCTTCACTTGGCTGACCGACATCTTGGTGTGTGCCGAGTGAACTGTTCCGTGAGCCAGACCTTCGCCCAATGCAACCATCTTATCTGGGTGCTTGTGTGCAGGCCGGTCGCTAGCGCCGCTCATCGGCTTGCTGGCTGGCTGATTTCTTCCTTCTCTCTGACTTGTTCCCATAGAAGGCATACTTGGTGCCTTCTGCTTTCCTGTCCGCTGCTTGACTTCTTTCATTTGAATCTCCTAAAATAAACTAAGATTTTTCTTCTTTCTTTTCTAGTGGCTCTACAAATTC